GCAAGTCTTTTTTCTTCAGCAATTTGTTCTTTAGTCTTTTTAACTACAGCAGTTTGAGTTTCCTTATATTTATTGAGGGCATCATCCATAGATGTTGTGGCTTTTGCTGCCATGTACATGGAGAATTCTGCTTTACGAGCAGTATCAGATATAGTAACTTTATCTTTATTCCATGGCATCTTATCCCAGAATGCAGCCACTAACCCAAGAGCAACTATTATTGCCTTACCCCAGCCTGGGATCCATTTAACTAATGAGATAAGAGATGCTTTGAACTTTAATACACCTGCAGCAGCAGCATTTCCAGAAGCGGCTGCGGTAATTAATGCAGTATCTATTGCTGCAAGTCCTGCAAGTACAGGAGCAAGCAATTTCTTTGTAAATCCGAATATTACAGTTTTTAACTTATTCCAACTGCTTATTACATAAACTCCAGGTGTGCTACTTAGAATTGCACCCTTTAATCTATACCAACTTTGTACCGCTAATTCATTTGTATTGGTAGATTCTTTAACAATCTCCATGAATTTTCTATTGCCCAATAGTAGATTATCTACCAGGCTCTTATTCATTTTTGCTCTTATAGCAAATATGGCCATTACTGTATTAAGACCACCTAATACTAATGTAAGACCTTTTATGGCTACCGCTAATTGAATCCAGCCACCAATTCCTATAGGTAGTAAGTCATTAATGCCTTTAAATACTCCATAGATATTTTGGAAGGCAACAACAATATCTTTAATATTTCTTGCAACAGTCTCAAGAGCATTCTTTATTTTGTTTTCATTTAACCAGATCCAATATTCAAGTTCTTTAAATACTGTATTTGTTAAATAATTTATAAATTTAACAACTTCTGGTAATAGGACTACGCCTAATTTTTCTTTTAATTCTGAGAATGCAATACTTAGTTTAGTCCAAGGATCTTGATTGGCTGCCGCTTCTGCTGCACCTTTATAAGTCTTATTTAAATAAACAAGAGCAGCACCTAAATCTTTATTTTTAACAATGTTGGCATCTAAAGTAGGTACTAATTTCTTTAGAGCAGTAAAATTACCCTGAGTTGCCTTAGTAATTGCATCTGTAATTACAGATAAATCTTTTCCTGTGCCTGCTGCGGTATCAAGAGCAACACCTTGTAGCAACATAGCATCGCTTGTGTTTCCTACCGCTACTGCTAACTTACTAAAACTTTCTCTTAATTCTGTATCTTGAACATTTGTAAGTAATTGTTGCTTTTCAATATATTGCTCTACAGCATAAATAGCATCATCTGTGGCACCAATAGTATTTCTAAGAGTATTAGCAAGTAATGCTTGTGATTTAGAATCTTCAATTGCTGCTTTAACAGCATCTTTACCTAATTTTAATGCAAATGCTGCGGCAGCAGCGCCTGCAACTGCAAATGATTTTGCTACCTTTTTACCAAATGCATCAAATTGCTTACCAAGTTTATCTATGTCTTTCTTAGCAGCCTTAGAACCTTTATCTGAGTATTGAGTTACAATTCTGGCAATAATTGCGCCTGTAGCCATATTATGAACTCCTTCTCATATTTAAATTCTTTTGTAATGTGATTTTTACATCTTCAAATGCATTTGCAACACTTCTGATTATTCTGGCTCTATTCTTATCTACTACATTCCAGACTAATCTTGATGGCATAAATTGAGTATCGTTTCTACTCAAATTACTAATAAACTTATTCTTGCCACCTGTTTTATTTTTTCTACCTGCAATTTCATAAATAACACCTGCTGCTGATTTATTCTTTAATGCACCAGCATTTGTTGTGTAATCTGATCTAACTTTGCCTTCTGCTTTTGTAACTGAGATTCCAGACCTAATAACAGACTGATCCCAAGCAGGCCATCCAGCACCACCACGAGAACGAGGATTACGAGCAGGCTGAGTAGCCCAACCACTAAGTGGTGGTTCCTTAGTGACAGAATTTTGTGCTTCATTTTTAGCACTACGCAATTCAGAATTTAACACTTTATTAAATCCCTTTACTGCATTCTTGTCAAAATCTTCTAATGCTTTTAGTGTTTCTTTTAGTCCCACTAAAACTACAGCATCACTACTCATTGCCTACTCGCATTCTTACTTCGCTCCTTGAGATATATAACTATCGCTTCAAGTATGCCATCAGGCGCTTCAAGCAAGTCTACTGGAGAAAGCCCAGTCTCCACAGAAACCATTGCAATCGTATAGATTAGGCTGTTTCTGTGGATTCTGAATTTGGGTCAGATTCTAATTCCACGCTATTAAGCGTATCAAGAAATGCATCACCAAAAGGCTTTACAACTTTTCCAGCATCCTTCATTGCTGCCCAAGCCAAGAAATAGATATGCTCCATCTTTTGATCTTCAGTTAGCAATTTAGCAAAACCCTTATTGAATTTGTTTTCAAACGCAACAAGTGTCTTTGGACGCAATGAATATACTCCATCGCCTTGTCCATCAACTGTTTTTACTTTTATACTTAGTCCATCCATTATTATTATTCCCCTTTATGAGATTAGATTCTAAGGAGTTATATCCTTAGTTATTGCTCCAGAAATAGGCCAGTTAACACTAATAGTACTTAGACCACCAGCCTCAGCGTTGAGAGGTGTCCATTCAGTAACTAAAGCATCAAATGTATATTCTGGATTAGATGCAGAAATAGGCGCATCAACTGGCCTTACTGCAACTGTAACTTTTGTTCCAACACGATTTGGCATTGAAGCATTTCCTGGTTCTCCACCAAAAAACTCTTCAATAGAATTATTTGCAAAATCTTGATGAAATTCAAAAGAGACTGAATTAGTTCCAACTCCAGCAATAACTTCCTTGTAGATTACTCCTTCTTTAACAGGAGTAACATCAAGTACATCATGTACAGTAGAAAGTGTTATGCTTGAGATATGATCACTAAAATCATAAACACCCTCAAATACTATATTTGGATTTGTTAGAACTAATTTAGCCATGTTAAGGTGTTACATCCTTTGTAATATCGCCAGAGATTGGCCATGTAACAGATGCAGTAGCGAGTTCGCCAACAGCACCGTTCAATGGTGTCCACTCTGTTACAAGAGCCTGGAATTGGTAATCTGGATTATCAGCAGCAACTGCACCGCTTGTTGGCTTTACTGTCACAGCAGTAAGTGTTCCAATAAGTGGATAAATTGTTGCTTCAACTTCAGTAGCAGAGAAATCCTGGTGGAAATCAAAGGTAACTGAGTTATCCTTTAGACCGCCAATACGAGATCTTGAGTCTTGTCCAAATGCTGTTGTTTCAACAGCGTCTGCAGATGTTGAAAGGGTAACAGATGCAATGTGATCTGAAAGATCAACAGAGTTAATTGTTACTGCAACATCAGTAAGCACTATACGAGCCATTGTTAAATATCTCCTTCAGTTGTAGATATATTATCATCTGATACCTCAAATGCTGATTCCTCAACTACTGGAACTTCTTCAAATTTTGGTTCAAATGTCTTTGTGTATTTTGGTGTCTTTCCTGCTTCTTTGATATGACCAGATGCAAGAAGAAATTCAACATTTCCTCCTGAACTAATTATATCAGATTCGGTAAGACTTTCACCATTGACCTTACCGCAAACTTTTTTATTTGATATTACTTCATATAACATTGTATTCTCCTTAACCCCAAAGTGTTACATTATAACGATATGATAAAAACTCTTGATCTCCAGTAGTATATGTACCGCTTTCGGCAGTTATAACTCTAAGAGTATTTACAAGTCCACCTAATGTTCTATCTGATTCTAAGGCAGTTTTAATTGATTTGGATCCTGTACCTGCCAAAAGTTGGTCAAGTTTATCTTGTCCTGCTCTTTCAGATATTCTCTGAACAATCACAAATACATCAACAGATGCTTGGTCTAAGCCACGAGCATTGTCAATATCAAATGTGAAATCTAATTGTCCAACTACTGCACATGGTGGAACTACTACATCTGGTATTTTGTCATAAATTCTAATACCTGTAATGTCGCTTAAGTTTTGTCCTAATGCTTCTCTTACTTGATTAATTTTTATCATTAGTAGGCAAGCCCCTTGTTTCGTCTAAATGTCTTTAGTAGCATCTCAACATCTGGGTCAAGTCTTGAATTAAGTCTTACTGTACCTAATTCTACAGATCCTGCAATTCCAAATGGAGATTGCTTTCTAACAAATAATCTTGCTGCCTGAATCTTGCAGGCTAATTCAACTTCATAAGGTACTTGTGGAAATCCAAAAATACCTTCTACTTTTACTGTCTGTGGAAAGAAGTAAGGAAATACATATGAGCCTATTGCTAAAATTCTTGTGTATGGCCATCCTTTTGCAGGATTATTTACTGGCTCATACATAATATCTAATGGTGGATTTGTGGTATTCCAAATTTGTGAATATGTCTGAGTAAAATCTGGATCACATGCTAATTCTGTTATTTGAACAATGTCATCTGTCTCTACGAACCATGGGCTATAGGCAGTATAGTATCTTGTAGCAGGTGCTGCTTGAGTACCTTCTTGATAAAAAAATCTCTGGCAATATTCATCAATCTGACGACTTGCAGCCAGAATTGCTGCTTGGATAGCAACATCATCTATCGTATCCTCAATCTGCAATGCATCTTTAACATCAGCCAAATTTGTATAAACTGTGCTTGATTGACTCATTTGCTCCTCTTCTCCAATTTAGGCAACATGGCTTTTTCTACTTTAGGTAGTGCTGTTGCTGTTTCTTTTTTCTTTTTAAGAATTTTTAATAATTTCATCTTCCCTCGTTTTAAGAAGGAGCAGGTCCTGTCGGGGTGCAAGACCTGCCCTTCCCTTAGATTACTCTAAGTATTGCAAAGGTTAGTTTTCAAATATCCAACCTATGCAAATCTAACTTAGAATGTTGGTGCAATTAAGCCAGTTCCACCAATCTTTGAAGCAGCAGCAGGATAACGACCAGCAGAGAATGCTGAGTATCCGTATACTACTGACTTGACTGTTAGGGAACCTGCGCCAGTTGCATCAAATGACAATGCAAATGGTGATCCTGCTTGCTCCCAGAGATGTAGTTCTGGTGCGGTGACGCAATAGATCTCATCTTCTGTTCCTGCGCCTGCAGTTGTAACAACATTAGCATCAGCAATGATTGGAAGACCCATCAATGTGTAGCCTGAGTTACCGTATCCAACTGCACCTGCGCCTGTAGCAACAGAGTTCATTGGACCATTGATTGATGGTACAACGAGTGGACGATTTGAAGAGTCAACTGCTGATAGCAAGAATGCAAGACGGCGTGGGTGCATGATCCAGTGTGTAGGATTCATGAATACGCCAGTCTGAATTTGCTGGTAGGCATCTGCCAACTTTGGATATAGATCTTCAACAGATGGTGCTGCATCATTATAAGTGATGCTGTTTACACCAGAAGTGTTGCGTAGACCAAGAATTTGTCCTGATGCGCCAGAACCATTTAGGATCTGGTTATCAAGAGTTGTGTGCCATGCACGAATGAGATCCTGTACGACGAATGCATCTACGCCAGTTCCTCTTTCAATGACCTGCTTGGATAGATCTTGCTGACCTGCGATTGTACGCACATCAATAGTCAAGAGTGTATCATCAGCGTTTGTCTCAGAAACTGCAGAGTTTTCAGAAGCCTGAATATCAGCAGAAGTTCCTGTAGTCATGCGTGAGATATTTAGAGTCATACCTGCTGCTGGAAGCACATGCTTGTTTGTAGCGAAGTCTGCTGTTGGGCGACCTGCACGAGCATATGGTGCTGCAAGATCAACAAGGTATTGTGGAATTACAAGACCTGCAAAGTTTGCAGTTCCTACATCACGACGCTCAATTGACTCTTCACGAGTGTGACGAGCAAGACGCTCTTGTGCAGCATAATCATTACGATATTGTGCATTGAACGCATCAGCAACGAATGAGTTACCTGATTCTGCTGTATAGGTGCGTGGTTCGCTTACAATCTTTGTTGTAGCGGTGCTCTTTGGCATAGCAACATCTGCTACTGCTGCACGAACTTCTGCAACCTTAGCATCAGCATCTGCTTGTGCCTTGAACTTTTCAATCTTTGAATCCAATGAGCGTGATTCCTCAACAAGGGCATCTACCTTTGCTGACTCATCATTTGTAAGGTCAGTGCGGTTCTCTGCAGCAACTGCTTCAAGAACGGCATCCATTTCAGCCTTAACAGACTCACGGCGTTCAATCAACTTGTCTAAATAAGACATTGTGTTGTTCTCCTTTTATGAGTTTATATTTATTGAGGTGGTGGCAATGGATCTCACGACGCTTACAGGGTGTGAGTTTTGCTCCGACTTCGCCCTATTATTTTCTAATAGGAAATTTATAATGTATTTCTCTTAGCCTGTGCAAGGCGTAGAGAATATTTTCTTCCTGCTGGAAGTAATTGTGTAGAAGGAATTTCTCCAAGAACTACAGAACCTTCTCCAGGAATATCTGAAATTACCTGAGTAATTGTAGATTGCTCTATTTCATCATCTTCTACATCTGTGTATGGAGAATTCTCTTCTTCTACTTCTCCATCATTGTTTCCAAGCAATGCTCCCATTACTTCAACAGCCTTCATTACATATTCATGACCTTCTGTAAGATCTCCAAATATGTTCTCTAATACTAATAGGGAATCTCCGCTTATTTCTCTGCCCTCTTTTATTTCAGCAATGGCTCTCTTTAGGGCTTCTCTGGCCTCTACAGAGGTTGCAGGATATGCTGGATAGGTCACAATAGACACATCTCCATCTGCCAGAGATACTTCTGTAAGCATTCTTTCTGTGCGGTCATCGTTCCATTTCTGGCGAATTACTCTAAATGCAAAGGACATTTGGTCCACATCACCACGAGCAACAAGGGTATGAAGATCTCTTGCTTCTTGGGTGTCTGCTAATTCTGCTTCAAAGTAAAGACCTTTATTATCTTCGTATAGTCTCATTGTACCATTTTTAGTTCTTGCTAAAGGCAATCCCTCATGATTAATCAATAGACGAACATCTGGTGTCTCTGTTAGAGTTTTTCTGAATGCACCTGGTGCAATCTTCTCTATAAATGGTAGTGGCAAGGATGGCTCATTGAATACCGCAGCATAACCAGCCATACGCAGTGTGCCGTCTTCTGCCCTTGTCTCTATGTCCCTTACTGTAAAGGTACGGCGTTCTGTCTTTTTCATTTTGCTCCTTGCTTTACTTTCTTCATTGTTTAATGAATCAATTTGGCGTTGTGCCCAGTTTTGTGCTCTATCAGAGAAATTAGAATCTCCGCCCCATAGTAACCATGCTACTAAACCAGGTCCTGGGTATCCTGGATCTGATGGATCACTATTTTTAGGTGCTTGCCCATCTGCTTTATGTCTGGCGAACCATGGAGCCATCTTTCTGACTTTATTTTCAGAAATATTTCCTGCTGCCATTTCTCTCGCTTCACGCTTTGTAGCATCTGTCAGACCATCTCCACCATAACCTTCTGCAAGATAGTCTAATCCTCTTTTTGCATTATTTCTAATAAATGATGGAACTGTTCCTACTTGTCTTACTTCTCCAAGCGGTTCCATATCTTCTGATATTGATATTGCTACCATTTGATCAATTGCATCTTGTTTATTATCATGGCATTTAAGAGTAGTATAAGAGCCATCAGACTCTTCTTTAACTACCGCCCAATTTGCACAATCGCTTTGCTCAGAAGATATTCCGTAAGGCATTATTTAACCTCATCTCCATATACCGCTTCTGGATTTGTAGGATCAATTAATGCTACCTGCTGCAACTGTGCAGAAGGCAATCCTGTGTGTCCAAGTTCCATATCCATCATCTTGGCTACATCTTCTGGGTTATAACCAACCTGAACAAGAGCAGCAATGATTTCAGCCTTGAGTTTATCTCCTACAAGTGGTGCCTGAGAAGCATCAATGTTCTGCAATGGCAGTCTATATTGATCTCCAGACTCTCCAAGTGGTGATAGGTCTTCAAATGAACGAACATCATTTAGAGATAGGAAGCCTTCTCTTAGGCCCTTTGTGTATGCATCAAAGCGTTCTAATGTAGTACCACGCAATAATGCATCTAAATTAAACTTAATAAATCCGTCTGCTTCTGGAAGAAGAGGGCTTAGAGCCTGCTCAATTCTTTCCAATAGAGGACGAAGTGAGTGTTGTACAAATGATAGGTTCTGTGCTTCAACAGAGGCATAGGACATAGCACCTGATGCAGGATGACCTAATAGGCTTAGTGGAACACGGAAAATTCTGGCAATGTCTTCCACATTGAATTTTCTGGCTTCTATTAATTGAGCGTCTTCAGCGTTTAGTGTTAAAGGCTTAAATGCTGCGCCACCAGATAGAATACCAACTGATCCTGACATATATGGACCGCCATGATTCTGCTTCCATCCTGTAGCAATATCATTTGCTTGATCCTGTGTTAATTCGCCTGGTACTTCAATAACACCGCCAGGATTTGATGCATTACCAAAATATGAAGATGCATATGTATCAGAAGCCATAGCAATACCTACAGACATACGGCAGGCACCAATAGGGCTAAGACCATAATGAGATCCTGGGAATTTCATCATAGGAATATGAACAATGTCATCTTTTGTCAAAACACGAGTAAAGTTATTGAGTTCATCTCTAATCTTATATACTAATGGTTCTCCTGGAAATGGTCTTTCTATCTTAACATCATTAGGATTAAGGACATATAATTCTACTACCTCGCCCATGTCGTCTCTTACAGTTAGGATATAAGCATTTCCATGTAGGTGTAGAGATGTGATTATTTGCTCAATAAATTCTAATCTTGTTGCTTCTGGATTTGGCTTATTTACCCATTCTGGAGTACTTCCATATACCGCAGAATAAGAAATACGATTACGACCTCTGCGTACATAAGCACCCATCGGTAAAGAGGAAACGGTATCTCCAAGAAGTCTTACACATGAATAAACAGTAGATACACGAATAGCAGATTCTTGGTCTACATAAACGCCTGCATTGGCAACGCCATAAAGTGGGCGTGGTGGAATAAGCGGCTCAATATATTGGTTATTACCAACTCTCTGCTCTCCAGATGCTTTTAATCTTTTAGATAGACTCATTTAACCTATTCTCCTTACCATGTGGATATTCCTACTCTCTTCCAGGTGTTTGTGGCAACGCACACATAGATGTAGTCGTTGTCCCATGTTATTTGTCCAGCAGTACCTGTATCAGATGCATTTGCAGGTGTTTGTGTTGGAATTTCAAATTTACCATTAATTCTAACTGTTGGAGTAGCAAAATTACCAAATATTAATGGTGTTGCTGTAGATGAGTTAGATATATAAAGTCTATTTGAATTTGTTTCATTTAGACCTGCTTGATATCCAATAAATACATTGCCTGAACCATTATTGTTATTTTGTCCTGCTTGATATCCAAGGAACAAATTGTTAGATCCAGTATAGTTAAATCTACCAGCAGATCTACCTACTGCTGTATTAAATTGTGCAACATTTACAGAAGTAACTGGAACGCTAAATCCAGAACCAGTCAATAGACCAGCAGGTGCTGATGAGGCGTATATTCCAAGAACTGTAGTGCTTCTAACTCCAAGACCACTTGTAATGGTTACTGTTGTTACTGTACCGCCAACAACATCTATATTTGCTGTAATACCACCAATATTATAAAAAGTATGATTAGTTGGTACTAAAACAACATTTGTATAAGTGCCATCTGTATATCCGCTACCGCCTGTAATTGCACCAATTGTAGCAATTGAGTCTGTATTCAACTGAAGTGCACCCTGACCAATTGCAACTTGGCCTTGTCCAGTTATATTTGCTTGTAACGAAACACCACCCATAGCAGTATTAAATGAACCAGAGAAGTTACTAATCATGGATGTATTACCATTAGCAGTATTACCAGTACCAGTGCTATTTTCACGCAATGCAAAGAAGCCCATAGAGTTATTAGTATTACCAGTAGTATTGTACTGTAATGCGTAGTTACCTAATGAAACATTTTGAGCACCAGTTGTTGTAGTTTCTTGTGAATTTGTTCCAATTGCTGTATTTTCAGTGCCTGTAACATTTCTTAGTGCTCTATATCCAATAGCAATTTGATTGTTTTGAGTTGTTGCATTTTGAAGTGCTTCATCACCAATAGCAATATTTACTCCACCAGTAGTATTTAGTCTTAATGCGCTATTTCCAATAGCAACATTTGAACTACCAGTTGTATTAAATAGCAAGGCATTATTACCAATACCAATATTGTTATTACCACCAGCATTAACATTTAAAACAGTTGCACCAAGAGCAAAGTTATTATTACCACTTGTAGCATATCTCATTGTTTGTGGACCAATAGCGGTATTATTAAATCCATTCGTCATCGTTTCAAGAGCATTATTACCAACTGCTAAATTGGATCCTCCACCTATATTATTACTTAATGCTGAAATACCAATAGCAACATTTGCCTCTCCGCCTGTATTGTCTTCTAATGCTGCAAGTCCTATAGCAACATTAAATTGACCTGTAGTAGTTTGATTTAATGCATTATGACCAACGGCAACATTGTAACTACCAGTTGCAAATCTTAAGGTGTCATGGCCAATTGCTACATTTTGATTACCAGTCTGATTACTCTCCATTGCTCTATAGCCAATTGCAGTATTTCTAAATCCTGTTGTATTTTGTGCAAGCGAATTATTACCAATTGCTAAATTTATAGCAGTTGTATTATTTGCAAGTGCAGCATTTCCAATTGCAAGAATATTACCTGATGTTGTATTATTAACTAATGCACTTTGACCAATTGCAATATTGCCGCTACCAGTAGTATTGTAATATAAAGCATTATTTCCTAATGCAAAATTGTCGTTACCTGTTGTATTTTGATTTAATGAACCACCGCCAACTGCAGTATTTCCATTACCTGAAGTATTTGCATCTAATGCTCCAGCACCAATAGCGACATTGTTACTTCCATCAATATTAGATTCTAATGCACTTCTACCAATACCAATATTGTTCGTACCTATAGTATTTTGTCTTAATGCTTGGGTACCAATAGCAACAAGTTGTTGTCCAGTAGTATTTAGATTTAATGCACCAGTACCAATTGCAACATTATAAGATCCTGTTAAATTGTTTTGTAGTGCCTGTGCACCGATTGCAAAAAGTTCTTGTCCAGTTGTATTTGTTTGTGCTGCAGCATAACCAATAGCAACATTATTATATCCAGTTGTATTATTTTCTAATGCATAATTTCCTAATGCAAGATTTTGTCCACCAGTATTTGCTTGTAATGCTCTATAACCAATACCAACAATATCGTCTTGAGTATTAGTATTAAGTGCTTGTACACCTATTGCTATGGCTCTATCTATATTGGTAGCGCCAGATGGGAAGCCTGACATGGCTCCAACACCAACAACTGTATTAAATGAACCAGTTTGATTAGAACTACCAGCAAATGTACCAGCGTACATATTTTCTTGTCCAGTTGTATTTTCTCTACCAGCCTCAGAACCTAATCCAAAGTTATTAGATCCAGTAGTTGTATATCTTAATGCACGATTACCAATAGCGGTATTTTGAATTCCTGTTGTGGTACTTGCTAATGTTTCATTACTTCCTATAGCAATATTTGCAAATAAGTTTTGAGTAGCACCTTTACCAATATAAATTGATCCAAGTGCACTTGCATTTTCTACAATTATTGCTGATTGAATATTAGGAGTTCCATCATTTAATACAAAAGTGCTTCCTGTTCCTGTTTTATTTGCAGGATTGATAGATGATGTTCCTGATGTAGATAGGATTGGACCAGCAATTAAATCACTACCGCCAGGTCCTGTCGCACCTGTAACTCCAGTAGCACCAGTCGCTCCAGTCGCACCTGTTTCACCTGTAGGACCAGTTAATCCTTGAATACCAGTTGCACCTGTTGCTCCAACAGGCCCAGTAGCACCAGAAGGTCCAGTCACACCAGTTGCACCAGTTGCGCCAGTTGCACCTGTAACTCCAGAAGGCCCAGTAACGCCTGTTGCACCAGAAGGTCCAGTTGATCCAGCAGGCCCTGTAGATCCTGTAGGACCAGTAGCACCAGTAGCGCCAGTAGGACCAGAAGGACCTACAAAGCCAGGAGAAACGACTTCAACCTCATTGGTTATTCTATTAACAACAACTTTATTACCTGTCATTGATAGTCACCTTCTCCTTGGTTATTTTCTGAAATTGGAATATTAAAAAACGCATAAGCATCATCTATTGTATTAAACCAATACCATCCATCTACAGGATAATCATAGTCATCTTTAGATTCCGCTCTTAATTCAAAGTTTTTATTAAGAACAAAGTTTGGTCCATAACTAAGGATTTCACTCTCATATTTATAAAATCCTGAACTCATCCTGTTACCGTCCATCCTTTTGCTGTTGCTATTGCTGGATTATCTGAAGTTGTTCCTGGATTTCCAGTTACTGTAATTATTACATCAGATGTAACTGTTGCAGTACCGCCTGAAACATAGGCTCCAGTTGCTGCATTTGTAATTGTAAAAGTTCCAGCCCCTGTATTTACTGATGCTACAGTACCAGATATATTATACGCTACTGGATTAACTCCTGTTATTGTTACTGAACGACCAGCAACAAATGGTGAAATATTTGCTGTTCCTACAGTAACTGTTACAGTTGTTCCATTACCACTAACATTTGTAATGGCTGGATTAAGTGTGGCAAGTGATGTATACATTTCATCAAGTTGTGTTGCACCCATTGAACAGTTTTGAAAACTTTGTGTCCATTTATTTCCAGTAATTTTTGCACGAGTGAGTTGACCAGCAGATGTAGCAGAAGTACTTCCTAATCCTAAAAGATTATTTGCTACTGATGTTATTCCGCTTAAATTAAGTTCTGTTATTTCTCTTAGCAATGCGCCACCTGATCCAGCAGTAAACATGTTTGCTACAGTTGTAACATTAGCAGTATTTAATGCAGGTAAAAATACTAAACCGCTTGTAAATCTAAACATACCATCCATCGTTGTAACTGATGCTGTATTAAATGCTGGAATAGTTTCTAAGTTATTTACTTGGTAAAGCATATTTGACATATTTGTTACAGATGCTGTATTAAATAATGGAATAGATTTTAAAGAGTTACTTAAAAAAAACATATTTCCCATATTTGTTACAGATGCTGTATTGAATAATGGAACAGATTCTAAAGAAGCACAAGTAGAAAACATACTTGACATATTTGTAACTGCTGCTGTATTAAATAATGGAACTGTTTTTAAAGAAGAACAACTATCAAACATTGCTGACATAGTTGTTACTGATGCAGTATTATAAAGAGGTACAAATTTTAAAAGACGACATGTGCTAAACATGCTTGACATAGTTGTTACTGAAGCAGTATTTAAAAATGGAGCAACTTGTAAACTTCTACAATTTGCAAACATGCCTGATGTAGATGTTAGGATTGCAGATGTATTAAAAACAACATCTTGTAAATAATAACAGCCACTAAAAAGGCTGGCTGCAGAAGTAATATTTGATGAAATAATCTGAACTTGTTGAGCGTAAGATGGATTGACTGTAGTGGATCCATTACCGCTAAGAGTTATACTTGTAGCATTTGGAGCAGCAATAGAAAGACTTAGCCATGGACTTGGATAAAGATTTGATGCAGTAAGTGCAGAATGTCTACGATTTGTCTGTACATTTGAAAATGTTCTACCTGAAATTGTTGGCGTAATAGTAACAATAGCCTGACGATATCCTTCAGATGTTACAGTTCCTGATGATATTGATGACCATGTATAGTTCTTTTCTGCTGTGACACCACTATTATGATTACTTGTTGTACCATCGCCCCAGTCAACTGTGTACTGACTTCCATCTGAAGTAGTCATATTAACAGCAAAATAATTAGAATCTTGATTAAATACAGCAATAGTTCCAATTACCTTTTGCTCAGATGCTGTTGGGACCGTATAAGTAAGCCAATCAGAAGGTGCTACCCAACCAAGACTATTTTCAGTCGTAATTGGCTTGCCTCTATCAAGTCCTATTGGAGCATTACTTGTACGAAGTACAGTCATTATGCAATTTCACTTCCGAATGCCTGAAATGCAAAAGATGTATTGGATGCACGAACAGTAATAACATCTGAAGCATTTATTGTAATACCCAAAGTAAATGTAATTGAATCATTTGCATTTAAGGTTGCATCATAAACAACATAATGTTGGTTAGCAATGGATGCTCCATCTGGTCTAATTGCTATTCTAAATGTTCCTGTTGTACCTAAATTAGCAACAGTTATTGTTGACACTACCGCCTCAGTTGCGGCTGGCACTGTGTATAGAGTTGTATCTGTTGTTGCTGCTGGATTGGATTGACCCAATACTTTATATGATGTAGCCATTTATGCTCCTATTAACATTAGTAAAGAAAAGTCTCCGCCACCAGGACCAGTAGCGCCAGTTGCCCCTGTAGGACCTGTAGAACCTGTAGGACCTGTAGCACCTGTTGTACCAATTCCTGTAGGACCAGTGTCTCCTGTAGGTCCAGTAGCACCTGTAGGTCCAGTTGCGCCTACTGGGCCAGTAGCGCCTGTTACACCAATTGGACCTGTAGGACCAGTGTCTCCAGTTGCTCCTATAGGACCTGTTGCGCCAATCGGACCAGTTGATCCAGTTGAACCAGTAGGACCAACATCGCCTGTGACTCCTTGCGGTCCAGTTGCGCCAACAGCACCTGATGGACCAGTTGCACCAGTAACACCAATGTCACCAGTTACACCTTGAGGTCCAGTAACTCCTGTAGCACCTATTGGTCCTGTAGCGCCTGTTGCGCCTATTGGACCTACATCACCAGTAACTCCTTGAGGTCCAGTTGCGCCTGTTGCGCCTGTTGGACCTGTTGGACCTGCAATACCAACAGCACTTACTGCAAAGATTAAGTTGTGATTATTAGCAAAGTTGGTTGTTCCAGTTCCTGCTGAAGTAATCAAAGTTACAGGTACTTCAAAATATCCTACTTGAGGAGTTGGTGTTGAAGAAATAGTCCACTTTTGATAGTTATTAGAATCACTTTTGTCTTGTAAAATTATAATATCGTCTGTCTTTAGCAATGCTAAAAAGATATCAATGTCAGCACCATCTTGATCTATATGGCTAACATTGATTTGTGTTGCAGAAATCTGTGTTGCATTATTCCAAATAATGTGACCATTTCCAGGATCTCCTGTTGTTACACCAGTCTTTGCTTGATAGTCATAGTAGTTAGTTGATACACCATCTGCTCCTGTAGGTCCAGTTGCTCCTGTAACACCTGTAGGGCCAGTGGCCCCAGTTGCTCCAATTGGTCCTGTTGCACCTATTGGTCCTGTAGGACCTACATCTCCAGTTACACCTACAGGGCCTGTTGCTCCTGTGTGGCCTTCTGGTCCTGTAGCGCCAGTGTCTCCAGTAACTCCTTGAGGTCCAGTTGCTCCAGTAGGTCCTGTCTGTCCAATTGGACCAGTAGAACCTGTAGCACCTGTTGGGCCTATGTCTCCAGTAACACCTGTAGGGCCTGTAGAACCAGTTGCACCAGTATCTCCAGTAACACCTGTAGGGCCTGTAGGACCTGTAGATCCTGTTGCTCCTATTGGTCCTGTAGGACCTGTTGCACCTGTTAATCCTTGTGGTCCAGTTGATCCTGTAGGGCCAACATCACCAGTAACTCCAGTTGCTCCTGTTGCACCAGTTGTTCCTATACCTGTAGGGCCAGTCTGTCCTGTAGGACCTGTTGCTCCTGTAACACCAGAAGGACCTATTGGGCCAGTAGCACCAGTAGGACCTGTAGGGCCAGTCTGTCCTTGAGGTCCAGGTGATGAAAGGATTACTTTGTTGTTTTGTTCATCAATAACAACTTCTATACCTAAATTAGGCATTACTTGTAACCTCTGCCCTAACAGTTACTTGTCCTTGAATTAATCTTGTAATTACTCCGCCACTATTTAAATCTAAGTCATAAACATAAATAGTTGGGTCCAAAGTCAATGTTTGTTCATCAGTTGCAGTGATATCTATTGTTCCAGTAGGTCCTGTAATTACAATACCGCCACCGCCAGTAGTCAAAGTTAGTGCTGCTACTGGATCTCCATATTTTAAACGCAACTGCATCTTGGCTGTGTAGCCAGTCAGGTCAATCGGATTACCATTTGGATCGTTATAAACTAACGAAACAGTATATGTGGAACCTTGGTCCATTATAAAATTATATACGCCTGCTGTAGCCATTATTTCCTCTCAGTTGCCCAAATTAAGAATGAACCAAGGGCAATAAATGAAATTGCTGGAGCAATCATGTAAAGACCGTAGGTTGCTAATGCAACTCCTACTACCTCAACTATAATAGACCAATCTATCTTAGGCTTTTTCATGTTGCTCCTTATATTTTGTAGAATCTTGCCACAACAGGCTTTGGCTTTGGTGCCATTGCTCTGTCATAACTAAATATTGCAGCAACTGCTGCGTCAATTTTCTTCTTTGTGTTAGCCTTTGCAATCATAAGTCCTCTTGAAGAAGTCTTAGTAACTGCATTTGCTATGTGTTTATTAAGTCTTGGATCTCCATCATGAGTGAATGATCCATTAACTACCGCCTCATAGAAGCGTTGAGTTGCTGGAACCATGCGTTCTGCAGAGTTTGGATATGAAATAATAGGCAAGCCTTGTTCTTCCAGAACCATCATAGTTCTCTGCCATCTCGCTGGGTCAAATACTACTTCTGAAACCTGAACTCCTTTGCTTCTGCACCAATCTACAATGGTTGCTTCAACCTCTGCGACAGGCACATGCCAAGTTGGATCAGGATCAACTTCAGGCAGTTCCCACATTCCAATAACCTTTAAATGAGGCTTTTCAGAACCTAAGAACCATCCTACTATAGCAGTTGTATCACCGCTAAAAGATCCATCAAAGCCAATTATACACGATTCTCCAGGAATAATGTCTCTGTTTTTTAATTCTAATGCGTCCCATAGATCTGACTTTATCCATGCTTCTCCAACAGAAGTCCATAGATTTAGACGCTTTGTTTTAAATTCATTTTCTGGTGTCAATAAGGCTGCAGATTGCATATCTTCCATAGAAAGAATATCTCCCATAGAAGGATTTGCTATTTTCCAGTTCTCTTCATCCTTATAATTGAGTTTTTCATCACCTTGATACCAGGCAAAAAAGAAGGAAGGATCTTCAACTTCACCTTTTGCTATTTGTATTCCACGATTATACATAGAATAACAGACTGAATCTTTACCATTTGAGTCATATTTTGTACCTGCTGTAGTAATTGCTACCAACATAGGCTCTTCACGAGCACCCATAGATAGAGATAAAACATCATATAACTCTCTATTTGGCTGTGCATGTAACTCATCTATTACGATAAATGTAGAGTTTAAACCTTCTTTTGTATAAGCATCTGATGACAAAGCCCTATATACAGAACCAGTCAAAGGATTGTAGATGGTGTTTTGATATACCTCTAATATGTCTTTTAACTCTGGTTCTAATTCAATCATCTTCTTTACTGTCTTAAAGATGATTCTGGCTTGTTCTTTGTCTGCCGCCGCAGAATAGATCTGTCCACCATTTACACCCAAAACTATTTGCTCCAGTACGAGTGAAGCAATTAGTGCTGATTTACCATTCTTGCGTGGTACGCCAATTAAGGCACGACGATGCTTTAGTAGTCCGTCTTCTCTTTCAGCATATAAATGAAGAAGTAAATCTTTTTGCCATGGGCGTAGTTTAAATTTATCACCAGTCTTGCCAGCAACAGAGTCTTCAGTCAAACGACAAAGAGTTTCTATAAAGTCTATGACCTCATAGCCACGAGTGTTGCCTAATTCGGTTTCAGAAACTGGAGATAAATATGTAGGTGGCCACATCTTACGCCCAATTAACTGCTAAGGACAACCTACTCTTCTCAAAATCTATATCTACTATTTCTACTTGGATCTCTTGTCCAACAGTAAACATCTCAGGAGTAAAGTTCTCTACCTTAGACTTGTGGATTAGTCCAGACAATAAACCTATATTGACAAATGCACCATAGTCAGCAACACCAGAAATTATTCCTGTATGTATTTGACCTATAGCCAATTTAGCAAATTCAATATTTCTATCTTCTTTAATTGCCTGCTCTAAAAGTGCACGACGAGATAGAACAATATTCTTTTTCTCTCTATCAAATTGAGTAATAATGGCATCAATTTCTTGGCCAATGTAGGCGTTTATATCTTCAACTCTATTTAGTTCAATTAGTGAACCAGGCAAAAATGCTCTTACGCCAATATCTACAATTAGGCCACCTTTGATGGCTTTGGTAATTGTTCCTCTAATTGGCTGTGATATCTCATAACAATTTTGAAGATCATTCCAGAAAGCCTGCATTTGTCCTTCTTTAAGAGACATTATAAATTGGCCTTCTTCATTCTCACCACTCAAAATGACCGCATCTACTGTTTCGCCAATAGAGACTAACTCGTGCAACTGTGCATCCTTTGAGCCAAATATTTCCGATTTCGGAATAAAAGCCTCAGTCTTATATGCAATATCCACGAGTATTCCATCACGACCTATTTGCACAATAGTGCCTGTTACAATATCGCCTTTTTTATAGGTCTTTAAGGAATTATCAATCGCTTGTAGAAATTCCTGTGTTGTCATTTGTTGGTTCATTATTGTTATCATCCCGATTTTCTATTATTACCACTTCAGGCTCCATAGCCTTCTTGCGGTTCTCTCTTCTCTCCAATAATTTGTCTATTGAAGTTGCTGCTCTTACCTCTGCCACACCAAGACGAGATCTTGATATTGGATCAAAGCCAAGAGAAGTTAGTGCATCAGTGTAAGCCTTGTTAATTGCAACATAAGCCTTAGCATCTGCTGGTTCTGTTGTAGCCATATATCTAACTCTTGCAGCCTCTGTGGCATCAGCCAGACGAGCAGCATTCTCAATTGTTTCAATATCGCTAACTGGACTTAGCCAAGTAACTGCAATTCCCCATGCTCTATCCCAAAGTTTTTTTCCTGATTCCCCCAGATTTTCTGGAGCAGGTGGAATTTCTTTTGCCATGGGTAAATGCGTAATGTTATTTAAATCAGGCAAAGGTCTATTT